GCTGGTATGTTACAAATAACCTCACCAAATATGTTGGTATTGTTCATACCTAACTTATGCTTATTTGTAGAGTGTTTAGGTGTAGCAGTAAAGAAATATGCTCTAGGAGAGTATACACCAAAGAACACAACTCCAGCACTAAATGATTTACTACATGCGTTATGTGCCTCATCAAAATATATTGTATCAACCTTAATCTTTGACTGCATAACTCTAATTAAGGAGTGATATGTAGTAAATATTATCTTATTAAATCTATAATTATCATCACACCAATTATTAATTTTAATAGCATTTGTCGTGCTATCATATGATGTATAACCAGAATGTACATGCAATACTTTATACTGAAGCATTGAATGTACATTTAAAGTTGATACAAAATCATTACATAATTGCTGAGTTAATAATATTCTAGGTGCTACAATTACAATAGTTTTTCTATCACAATCTTTATTAATCAGATCCCAATTACAACTATTAAATTGATATTCTGCGTCCTTAATCATACATAAAGTCTTACCACCGCCAGTAGGGACAATAATTTGTCCCTTATCTTGACGCTTCATAGTATTAATAATACGTTCCTGATGAGGACGTAACTTAATCATCGTAATTTGCTTAGTAAATATACAATAGCATTAAAAAAGCACCCTTTCGGGTGCTTGTGTGACACTTATTTAATTGTCCCTGCTAATCTTAGAAGTTCTTTGGTTCCTGCCTCTAGTAGTAGAAGTGGAAGTAAGAAGAGGGCAAATCCATCTCTAGGATAGTCTTTGAGGAGTGATTTAGTAACACTTTTTGCCTCAACTTTTGCCTTCTCAGGAACATTTAGTGTCAAAGTTTCTGCTTTTGGTGTTTCAGTCATTGCAACTTTAAGAGATTTTGTTCTATTTACTCTTTTGGTTGCTGGTGACTTAGTAGCAGTGGTTGAAGTCTTGCGAGTTCTGCGTTTGCGTGGTGTTGCTGGTGCAGTTGCTGACTTAACTGGCATAAATGCTTTGTGTTGACTACTCCCCTATAATATAGTATAATGATAGATGAAAACGTCAAATGTAACATTTCTTATTGGAAAAGGACACTTATTTTACTGGCACACGATACGATGTAATGCTCTCATTATCGTGTAATATACATTATATAAACATTCTTTCTTTATTATGTCAAGCATTAAAACACTAATCAGAGAGAATATTAACGATATTATTAATGACTTGAATGAAGAGTTATTATCAGATAGGATATTAAGATTCTGGGATAAAGTTAATATAATGGAAAGAGATTCTAAACCCTATGGATATACATTAGATGAGTTAATGTGTACTTATTGGGTAGGTAAAAAGGCACGAAGTGAGTTTGCAGTAGATTTAGGTGTTACATTTGGTAAGATAACTGAGTTATATTTACCATTCAAATTGAAGTCATTAGGATGTAATGTAGTACCCATATTTACTTCTGAAGGTGATATGAAAGAATCAAATAAGTTTTGGGAAATTAAAACTGGAAGAGGTAAATTTATACAAGGTGCTACACATTCACCTAAAGAAAAGAAACCACTAAATCTTATTCAAATCTTATGGGATTGCCATTGGAATAAAACATTAGCAGAGATAAAACATGATAGAAAGTTCATCAAACAATTAAACATTTGCGTTTTTGATGATATCATAGTAGACTCGATTGGTGAGCATAGTGATAACAATTCAAGAACACAATTAGTTTTTAGAAATCATTTATATAATGAATGTGTTGATGCGTGTGTATATGGTACAATTAAAAAGAACACCAAAAATGTTGGTTTTACCAAAGAATCTGTCTAATGGAAATTAACAAGATATACAATGAATCTTGCATTACTGGAATGCAACAAATGGATGCAAATTGCGTAGACTTATGTGTAACAAGTCCACCCTATGATGACTTAAGAACTTATAATGATTCATCTAAATGGGATTATAATGTTTTTAAAGATGTCGCCACTAATTTATATCGAGTGATGAAAGTTGGTGGAGTTATTGTATGGGTAGTTGGTGATGCTTGCATTAAAGGTAGTGAAACAGGGAGTAGTTTTAGGCAAGCATTATATTTTATGGATTTGGGTTTTAAGTTACATGATACTATGATATATGAGAAGGCGGGATGTGCATTTCCAGCAAGAAGAACAGGCAATAGATATTCACAAATATTTGAATATATGTTCGTATTAAGTAAAGATAGTAAACCAAATACTGCAAATTTAATATGCGATAAACCTAATAAATGGGCAGGTTGGAAACCTTGGGGCAAAGCAACGATGAGAGATAAGGAAGGTAATTTGGTTGAAAGAGTACAGAAACCTACTCCAGATTTCAGTCCTCGTAATAACATTTGGAGATATAATACAGGTAAAGGTTATACAACTAAAGACAATTATGCCTTTGAACATCCTGCAATGTTCCCTGAATTGCTTGCCAAAGATAACATTTTATCATGGAGTAATGAAAATGATTTAGTGTTAGATACCTTTGCTGGTGCTGGCACTACACCAGCAATTAGTAAAGAATTAAATAGAAATTACATTGGATTTGAGATAGATGAATCATATTATAATATTGCATTAAAGAGAATTGAGGATCACGGGACAGTTGACAAAGTGGCACATAAATCTCCCAATGCTCTGGAAGATGCGTTATATTAACAATATGGGAAACAAATCCCATCCCTAAGACTTTAATTAGACTGAGTAAATCAGTTAGCATAAGTCAGACATTTGGGATTTGTTTCTCTCACCTATTCTTTATACTCAGGAGGGTAAATTGCAAACAGTTTCTACTATTGAAGTAACACCTGATTCTTCTTTATCTCCATCACAAATTGTAGAGAAAAGAATAATAGCATTATGTAAAGCATTAGAGCAAGACTATTCAAAACGCTATCCTACTTTTAACGTAGGAAAGAAAAACTTTAAAATGGAATTAGGACGCAAATATTGGAAAGTTAAGCAGGTAGATTATGACGCTAATGGAGAAGAATTTAGCGGAGGAGTTCACGCCTTCGTTGATAGAAACTCAGGAAATGTTTATAAACCAGCATCATGGAAATCACCAGCAAAGCACATTAGATATAACTTATTAGATGATAATTCATTTGATAATTGTATATCAAGAGCAGATTGGGCAGGTGGTTATCTATACATAAGATAACAGATTATAAGTCCTAAGTATGACTTTAAACTGCTTATTGTCAACCTATTCTTATTATCCACATGGCATTCAATTCAGAAGTTGCACTATTCAATTTACTTGAAGATGCACAAACATCAGTTGAATTACTTGCAGTAATTGATGATTATCTAAACGAAGATGAGGTATAAAGTATGACACATCTTGCTAAAATTAGATATATTGATGAACAAAATAGAAGTCATTATATTGAAATAGAGTCAGATGTTGCAGATAGAAGGCATATTGAGGAGTTAGTAAGGTGTAGATATCCCGCTAAACAAATATACTTTCAAGGTGTATATCAAAAGTGAGATAGTAGGACAGTTGATAAAGTGGCATAAGGGAGGTGGTGACACCTCCTTTTTCATGTATAATAAAGGAGTAGTCAACCAAAGGATTTAAAATGATGACTAAAGAAATTAATTATCAGGCAATCAGAGATTTCCTAACGGATGATGAGTGGGACGTGATTGATGCTGCTCTTAATGAGTATCAAGATCATTATGATTCTGATGAAGATTCAACAGTATTTGATAATGTAGGCATGAAATTACAGTCTATCTTTGATAACACAAAGGAGGGTAATTAGTCATGGAAATTACATCAAGAGATGGTAATATGGTTGTTGATTTCTATCCTGTAAAGAATTGGGATGGAGAAATGATAAACAATCGTATTCTCAAAGTGTTAAGATTCAGAGGAGATAAGCAAAAGAAAATGTTAATAACTCGTGATGAGTTTTATTATCAAGTAAGAGAGTATATTCTCCAATGTAAGTATAACGTTACTTCGGAGTATATGCCAGCACAATTTATTAAAGAGGAGGATTATTAATCATGTCATGTATAAACAACGAAGCAATTCTTGAAACTATCTTTGATGAAGTTATGGAAGAATTAGAATCAAAGAATTTTAATCTTCTATTTACTAGAGAAGAATTAGAGCAAACTGCATCCACTATTACTCAACAACGTTTCGAGGATTTATAATGAAAAATCTACATATCATGCACCCCGAAGATTGTGTTTTTGACGGTAAAAAGTCTGTCAAAACTATACTTGAAATCCTCAAGTCTTGCATGGATTATGATAACAAATTTGAGAATACTTACTCCATTAAGTATGATGGAGCACCTGCAATTGTGTTCGGAACCGATGTAAACAATGGCAGGTTTTTTGTTGGCACTAAATCAGTCTTTAACAAAGGAATTAAGAAGATATGTTATACAAATGATTGTATTGATTATTATTACTCAGATAAGACAGATTTGAATAATATCTTAAAACAATGCCTTAAGTATTTGCCTAGAGTTAGTGGAGTTTATCAAGGAGATTTCATTGGGTTTGGTGATAGTGAGACTACTGAATTTACACCTAATACAATAACATATAAGTTTGATAATCCTCCTTCACAAAATATTATATTAGCAGTACATACTTCATATCTTGGTGATGAATTTGATATCATGGAAGCATTCCCTAATAGTGGAATAACACTACCAAATAATGATGGTAAAGTATTATTTTTGAACACGATTGCAGAGCAGACTACTGATGATAGAATATTTCAAAATGCTTTTGCATACACATATTCTGCAATTATTGATACATTAGAGATAATATATGAGTTCCCTACATTTAAAACTAAGGCAGCAAAAGCAAGAGTATTAAAGTTAATCAACTCATATATTCGTGATGGAAGAGTATTAAATGCTGAAGAATTAGCAAGAGAAACTAACATCGACTTCAGAATATTTGAACTCTATGTAATGATAACTCAACTCAAAGAGATTGTTATGAATAGATTCAAATGTGCTGAAGGTTATAACACTAACCCACGTGCATTCTTATCAAATAAGGAGATAGAATGCGAAGGTATTGTTGTTAGTCATGTTAACCATTGGAACCGCATTGTTATTAAATTAGTTCAACGATATATCTTCTCTAATGCTAACTTTAACAACCCTAAATTTGCCGTAGTATGATTTACCGTCCTGTATGCGATTTACACACTAAAGTATTACTTTGGAGTTGTGAAATTAATGGTGGTTATTTAATACAATCATCAGTGGATTTATCATCCAAAAGTGATAGTATAGGTAATAAGTACATTATAGGGAAATGATGTACCAGTTCACAAAGTGGCACACTATTGGTTGTATCAGTCCCTAAAAATGCTATTATTAAGAAGTGGAGGGGGTTAAGTTAGGTTATCAGGGACATACACACTCGTTGGTGTATTGTTAGACTGATAAAGACTTAATCAACTCAACACATTTTCACTCTATTTGATTACACATTATGAGACAAATTGAACAGCAAATGAATTTCGCTCTCACTCATAAAGGTAACTTTTCCAAGTCAAATACCAGAGTTGAGTATAATGAAAATACAAATTGTTCAACC